TAGAGTTCAAAGAAGAAGGTAGTGGTCGCATACCGACTTCCAAACTTATCCAATACATTGAATTCAAGCTGAAGGAGCGCAACGCATAATATATGAATAAGTTTAATTTAATTATGGGATTCAAAATTTTAAAAGGAGACAAATAATGCAAACAATTATTGTTCCAGTAAGTGGCGGTAAAGATAGTCAACTTTGTTTACAAATGGCTTTACAGGAGAATAAATCAGAAAATGTAATTGCCGTACATCAAAGCACAGGTTATGACCATCCATTAACAAATCAGCATTTGGTTGACATGGAAAATTATTACAAAATAAAAATCCATATAACTAAATCTGACAAATTCGATGATGTTTTTGATTTTGTTGAAAAAGTAGGGTATTTCCCTAGTAGCGTTGCAAAGTCTTGCACCAGCCGATTAAAGCAACAGCCTTTTGCCAAGTGGCTTATTGATAACGATTATTGCAATGAAAATTATGTTATTTGGATGGGTATGCGTAAAGATGAAAGTCGTGCTCGTGGTACTAAATATGGAGCTTGGAACGATCTTGACGAAATGACATTGCAAGATTTTTCTACTGAATATAAAAATAAAATTTTTGCTAAAGTGAAAGTACGTTTACCTATTGTTGATTTTTTAGAAGCAGAAGTTTTTGAGGCTCTATCAGATGCGCCAATTAATCCGCTTTATAAAAAAGGTCACAAACGTGTTGGATGCTACCCATGTTTATTGGCTAGGAATAGTGAATGGGAATTGGCGGCTCAAGACCCTATTGGACGTAAAAACATAGAAAGATTAATTCAAATTGAAGACAAGTTTATTGCTGAAAAAAATCCTAGAAAGTTAATAAAAATACATCCAACCCGTGATGTTAGAGGTTTATTAAAAGGAGATTTGTTAACAGATATAACAAATTCAGAATGTTCTTGGTGCAATATTTAAGGATAAAACATGACAGAAGAAGACGAAGAGTTCGAGAGAATCGAACGAGAGCAAAAGAGAATCATAGAAACACAACAGGCATTGCGTGAAGAGATGAGACTGGCCAATAAATATTTTGACCTTGCTTACGACAACTTCAAGCGCAACCAAGTACTTGAAGAGGTGGCACAAGAGTTTGATAAGTTAAAGAATTTTGGTGATACGTCACAATCGTTTGCAGCATTTGTAAGGGGAATGAAGAAATGAAACAGGCAAGAATGGCATTTGAGAATTACATGGCTACCAAAGGCAGAGACATCTCTGAGTACTGGACTGGTCATCGATATTCAAACACAAACATCAATACAAAGTGGAGTTACTTCCTACTGGGTTGGACAATGAATCAAGGAAAATAAATGATAAATATAAGTGAGATCAACGTAGCAGAAAGCTATCAGGCTAGAACAGAAATTAATAGCGAGGATGTGGATAAGTATGCAGAGCAGATGTTATTGGGTGAAGTTTTCCCTCCAATAGTTCTGTTTAACGTAGGCGGTAAGCTCCTTATTGCTGACGGTTGGCATCGATACTATGCCAATAAAAAGAACAACAAGACTAGGATTGACGCAGACATCCGCAAGGGTGAGTACAGGGACTATAAGTTTTACTGCTGGTTTGCTAACCCAAACAACAAGCATGGTAGACCCCCAACGAATGCGGACAAGCTGAAGATTCTCAAGGATTGTTTGGAAGACTTTGAGGTATCTCTATGGCCTGATGTTGAGATTGCTAGAAAGCTTGGCTTTGCCCATACTTTTGTGAGCAAATATAGGGAGAAGCCAGCAGAAATTGTTGTGACCAAGAAAGATGGAACGACATACAAGCGCAAGTCAACTTCTGCAAAGCCTCCAAAAGAGATTGAGCCTCCATTGGTTTCTACGCCCAAGGTAGAAGAAAAGAATGCCGAGGTCATAGACTATTTGACTCAAGAGAACGAGTCGCTGCGTGATCAGTTGGCTTTGGCAAGCGTACCTGAAGAGGGTCGTGATCTAGCTAAAGAAACGATTGAGGGATTGCGTGAAGAGATACGTTTGTTGCAGATTGACAATACGTCACTCAGGGCCAGTCGGGATAAGTTTCAAGCTGAGAATGCTCAGTTGAAGCGCCAGATTGTTATGCTCAACAAAAAAATCAAAAGCTTAGAGTAAGTAATGCTCAAGCCAACGAGCAAAAGTGTTGGCAGCGGAGAATTAAATGGGATTAAATCTTAGGCCGTACCAGGTCGAAACACTTGATGCTTTGCGTAAAGGGTTTCTTGAAGGTAATAAAAGTCAAATCTTGTATGCCCCTACGGGGGCTGGCAAGACTGAAATGGCAATAGCTTTGTTGGAGGCCACAAGGGCAAAAGGCAACCGTGCAGCAATGTTACTGGACCGTATTGTTCTTTGTGATCAAACATCACAAAGGCTGGAAAAGTATGACATTGATCATGGTGTCTTGCAGTCTGGTCATTGGCGGTATCGTCCTGATGAGTTGATACAAGTTTGTTCTGCTCAGACGCTGGAAAAGCGTGGGCAGTTTCCAGGCTTGAATCTTCTCATTGTGGATGAATGCTTTACTGGGGACACTTTGGTGGATACGCCAACAGGCCCTAAAGAAATAAATCTTCTGAGGTGTGGCGATATTGTATATAATTCAACAGGAGTTGGTGAAGTTTTAAATGTCATGGTTAAGCCAGCAACTGAGTTATATAAATTGGAGTTTGAAGATGGAACATCAATCAATTGCACAGGAAACCATCCTTTCTTTACAGACAGAGGATGGATCAAAGCCTCTGAAATGGAGATCGGAAGGGTTTCTTTTAGCAAAGAAGGTTTGCGCTTGTTGTGGGAAAGAGTTTGCGCCCAAAAAGATCATAAAGAATGGTCGAGTATTTACGAATGCGAATCAAGAGAAATGGGAGAAGCGTATCGCTTGCTCAATATCTTGCTCAAAGAAGTTGGACAACCCGATGAGCAACCATCAAACAAGATTAAAAATGAAGGCTCGATTGAGGGAGATCAAGCACAAGCCAATCAAGAAGGGTGGGAATGGACAATTGCTGCCTCTGCCTCAGCTTGCTTTACTTCATGCTCTTGGGGAGGGGTGGGAGGCGGAATTAGCAATAGCGACAAAGATGAGGCATCTAAAGACTGGTTATCCAACTTGTTACAAACTGGATATTGCCAACTTGGAGATGAAGTGTGGGATCGAATTGGATGGTGGTTCTCACGGCTCTCTGGAACGGAAAGCGCAAGATTTAAAGAAGACAGAATTTCTTGTTTCCCAAGGTTGGTCACTATATCGCATATCAAACGAGAGGGCGTTACACCTGTATTCAACCTTCACATCAGTGGACACCCTTCTTACTTTGCTAACGGGAAGTTAGTTCACAATTGCCATCAGACTAGGCAACAGACCATCCAATTCATTAAAGACAATCCAGAGGTGCGAGTCATAGGATTGACTGCGACTCCTTTCACCAAGGGCCTGGCCCATACTTATTCGAATGTCGTATCAATTGTCACGACCCAGCAGTTGGTTAATCAGGAGGTGCTTGTCCCTTTGCGTGTGTTCATTGCCAAAGAGATTGACATGAAAGGCGCAAAGAAAATTGCTGGCGAGTGGTCACAAGCTGAGGTAACCAAGCGTGGCAAAGTCATAACTGGTGACATTGTTAATGAGTGGATTAAGAAAACCCATGAGATATATGGTGGCCCTAAGAAGACGATTGTGTTTTGTTCGGGGGTAGCGCATGGCACAGACTTGGCTCGCAGCTTTGCAGAGCAAGGGTATAACTTTATCAACATCAGCTATCAAGATGAGGATCAGTTTAAGAAGGATGTGATTGAAGACTTCTCAAAGCCTGATACTGCCATACATGGGCTCATAGCTACTGACATTCTGACCAAGGGGTTTGACGTTCCTGATGTAATGATTGGGGTATCGGCTCGACCATTCTCCAAGTCTTTGTCTTCTCACATTCAGCAGATGGGTAGGGTCATGCGGTCGTACCCTGATAAAAAGTTTGCTCTGTGGCTAGATCATTCGGGTAACTATCTCAGATTCCGTGAGGATTGGGAGGATGTTTATGCGAATGGAGTCCATGAGTTGAATGATGGCGCAGAAAAAACAAAGCCAGAGCCAAGCGAAAAGGAGAAAACAGATGCCAAATGCCCCAAGTGTGAGGCATATTTCCCTAAGTATTTGGATGCGTGTTTGAATTGCGGCCATGTAAGGGAAAGAAAGAGCGTTGTTGAAAGCGTTCCAGGCGAGATGGAGGAAATTGCGACAAGCATGACTCGTGAGGATAAGCAGTTGTGGTGGTCGATGTTGCAGTATTACGTCCAATATAGTGGATGGAAAGTTGGAAGGGCTGCGAATGTCTACAAGGAAAAGTTCGGGGTCTGGCCTCGTGGCTTAGATGACACGGTGGTAATCCCTAATGCTGAGATAAAGAAGTTTATTGACGATGGTATCAAGAGATACATCAGACAGATTAAAAGGATGCGGTAATGGAGTTAGTTGAATTTTGCAGGGCTCATGGGGTATTGATTGATGCTCATCCACCAATTGGTGTGTGGAAAAGATATCCAACTGAGGATCATCCCAGGTCCAGGAATGGTGCTGTTAAATACATGGGGACTCATGCCTTTGTGCAAAATCATGCACTGGACCAGGCTGTTTCCGTTTGGAAGCCTGAGTCTGTAGCTGATATTGATCGCAGAAAATTTGAGTATCTGGCCAAGCGTGAGGCTGAAAATACTTTAAAGCTGCAGGCTGATGCGGCCAAGCGTGCCGCTGGTATATTGAATGAGTGTCAATTCGCGCATCATCCTTACCTTAAATCTAAGGGATTTGCTGATGAGTCTGGGTATGTTTATTTGCACCCGAGCGATGGCCAGGTCTTGGTTATTCCAATGCGCGCGGACGGTCATTTGATCGGTGCTCAATTGATTGACAAGCGTGGGTCTAAAAAGTTTTTATACGGGCAAAAAAGCGCCGGGTCTGAATTTGTATTTGACAACAAAGGCGAACATTTTTTTTGTGAGGGTTACGCGACCGCACTAAGCGTGAGGCTTGCCCTAAAAAGCGCGCGGATTAGATACACAATTCACGTTTGTTTTTCTGCTCATAATTTGCTGAAGCTGGCCCAAAAATATAAGCGTGGGTTTGTCATATCCGACAATGATGAATCAGGCACTGGGGAAAGCGTGGCCCAGCGCACCGGTTTACCTTATTGGATTAGCGAAATAACCGGGGAGGATGGTAACGACTACCACCAGCGCGCCGGTATATTTAGATTTTCTCAAGCCCTTTTAGGATTAATCCAAGGGCGTAAAGTGTAAGCCATGCGGCCAGGGTAGCTATAAAGCGGGCCCCGGCCGCGGCTTGGTGTTCGCGTTGTGCCTGGGTCCTCATTGCAGTTGCTCTTTTAATGTTTTGTGCAGCTGCTCTATCAATTCATTGTTGATAGTAATCAATTGATTAGCCCTAATTAAATCCTCCCGGTCCAGGGCGCCCAGCGCGTCAATGTTGTTATCGTGTATCTCGTGCAATAAGTCGGTTATTTTGTCCATGTTTTCCCCTTATAGGTCCAATACATCGGCGCGGGCCTGTTCGTGCTCGGCGCTGCTTTTAAATACTTGGCCACAATCCAAGCACACAATCCGGGAATAGTTTTCCGTTTTAATCCACCCGTGCGAGCATTGGCCGCGTTTAAGGGCCTGGGCGGCCCGGCGTGCGGTTTGCTCCAGGGCGTGTGTTAATAGGTCGGCGTCGTTTGAGTAATCCATTGTTTTAAATCCTTTTAAATTGTGCAGCATCCACAGCAGGGCGCATCGATACAGCGGCCGCGGGGGTTGCGCATAAAGTACTGGGGGCGGCCTTCGTTGTACGTTATGACTAGTCCAGGCGGCGCCAGGAAAGCCCGGCGGGTTTTGGTGTCGTAATTGATGGCGGCCCCGGCTTGGAAGGCCGCGCCGGTTTTGCTGCAGCGGCCGGGGTATTTGGCGCGTATTGTTTTAATCATGGTTTACCCTTTCACAATTGGGATAACGCGGCGGGCGCGTTGGTCGGTTAATTTTGCACGGGTCCCGTGTGCTCTGAATCCGATAATCGTTTTTCGGTCGGCCTTTTGGCATAACTGACACACAGCGCACGTCATGTACTCTTTAATCTGGGCCGGGCATACAGTGATCGGGCGGCCCTGGGGTGTGGTGGTGTGCTGTGGTGTGTCGCTGGGCACAATGCACACAGTTGGCAGGCCGGTTGCGGCCAGGGTGTCGGCCTCTCCAGCATCATCCGCGGATAGGTTAACAGTAAAGCCCCATAAGTTGGCGTAAGTAATCCACTGCAGGGCCTGCGGTGTTTTTTTGTGGGTGTATGTAAACCCGCGGCGGCCAATATTTGCGCGGACAATTTCACCCAGGGCGGCCGGGTCCACAGTTTCACCGGCGCCGGGTAAGTCACCGGCAACATTGTGGCGCCACAGCTGGCCCGGTTTCATGTTTTCAATTTGTTTAATAAGTGCCTGGATATCTACGCCGCGGCTTGGGACCTTGTTCCAATTAAGCCGGGTAAAATAGTCTTCACCATAACAATCGGCCTCATAGTGCGGACAGCTGGGCGGGCATGTTCCGCGCTCGCTGTAGGTGGTTGGAATTGGTCCGGTTTTGCGGTTTTCTGATTTGTTAATGTAATGGTATTTCATGCGTTTTCACCTTGGTGGACAATGCAAAACCCCATAATGGCGGCGGCCAGCGGGAACAGTGCGGGGATTGATAAGCCGATAAAAATCAAATAACCGGCGAGGAAAGTTAAAAGAAAAGAGAAAATTAGAATTAGAGTATCCATGTTATGCGGCCTTAAAGTATTGGGGGATTAAAGCGGCCAGGCGTTCCAGCTGCTGCTTTTTGTTTTGGCGGCGCTGTGCGGCCTTTTGTGATTTCCTGGCCAAGTGTTCGCGGCAGCTTTCGCGCCAAGTTTTGGCGTATCCGGTGGGATTGGGGGAAAGCTGGTCCAGCTTATTGAGCATGCGCGCGGGCATGTCATAGTAGTGCGGTCCCATATCCTCGGTCATGTCTTTAAAATAAAATTCTACGGTGTCGCGCGAATAGCTAGCGCGGCGTTCAGTTAGGACCACCATCCCATAGTACATAGTGGCGCCGGTGGTTTCGGTGCGTTTAATGATTGCATAGTAAGTGCTGCCGGCCATGCTGTGGTCGATTACTTCCCAGCTGGTGCGCGCGCCCTGGGCGCTGTCCTGGGACAATTCGCGCTGCAGCACGTCCGCGGTTTTTTCGTTTCGGTCGATTGTGTAAGAGGTCCATCCCATGATTAGTTATCCTTTTTGGTTAGTTGCCGGGCGAAGTGTTGCCCCATAAGCCCACAGTATGGGCTTATAGAATTCACTTAAGCGGCTTAAACTGTGAATGCTGGTTAATTTCCTGCTGGGTTACTTGCTGGGCGGCTTTGATTCGGTTAATCGATTCCTGCAGCTGCTCGGTTGTTTTTACACTGGCGGCGTCAATGATTAGTGATTTATCGATTTTGTAATACTTGCCAGGCTTAAGCTGTTTTGTGGCCAAGGCTATGTATTTGGATTTGAGGTTTTCATGGTGCATAAACGCTGCGATGCTGCTGATTGTGTCAATTGTGATGTCGTTCATGGTTAGGTCCTTAGATAATGAAGTCGGGGTGAGTGGTTACGTTAAAGGCGGCGGCGTATTGCATCAATTCTGTTATTTGCTTTTTTGTCATGGCGGAGCGGATTAGAGCAGATAAGCTGCGCGCGATGGTGTCATTCATTCCAAGTGTGTGCATGGCGTGAAGTTTGATAATTTCTCTTTTCTGTGATTGATTCATGGTTAGGTCCTTTTAGTAAATGATGGGGAAAGCGGGAAGTGGTGTATTTTCTGCAGCTGCCTGCAATTCGGTTTTGAGGTCGTAATCTTCAACGCGGTAATCCATCTCTCCCAAGTCATAGGATTTGAGGATTGCTACCGGCGTGAAGTTAACATTAGCTGGCAGCGTGGCGTCAATGTAGCGGTCGATATCGACCATCACAATGCGGCCATCATCTAATAGAGCAGCGCCAATACGCGGGCCCTTGTCGCTGTATGTGCGGCCGGTGTTAAAGAAAAGTTTTTTCATGTGTTGCCCTTTCGTGTAGTGCGTTGTAGATAATTGCGGAAAGCTGTAAGATAGTGCAATCATTTACAACTGTCAAGCTAGGGGAAACCCTTAGTTTGTGTAAATAGTTTGTAAAGCTTGGAAAGTTTGCCGGGTAACTTGGCGCCTGGTAATTGGTTAATCGGTGCAGGGGTGTTGCGGTTTTCCCTTTTGTTCCCCTATAATCGGGGCCTGGATTAACGAACCGAATAGGTGAGTAGTTATGTTGACCAAATCAGAGATAAGCGAAGCACTAAATCAAATACCCGTTTCATCAATAATGAATAAACAAAGGGAAAAACAACTCACACCAAAACAAAAGCGTTTCGTTAAAGAGATAGCTATTAATGGTGAGAGTAAGAGCGCAGCATACCGGAAAGCGTATAACACCAAGGCAAAACCCAGCGTTGTCGGCGCGGACGCGCAAAAGCTTAGTCGAAATCCTTTAATAGCCCTTGAGATAGAGCGCGTCAAGCTGGCCATGGAAAGGTTGGAATATCGTTCCCCTGGACATTTAAAGGCGCTCGTGGTGGATTCGCTCACAGCTGTATTGTTGGACGATGGCGCGCGCCACAGTGACATTATCAACGCGGCCAAGGTCATCGGTTCTATTTCCGGTGTGGATATGTTTAAAGAGCAGGCCCAGGAAAGCCGGGCAGTCAGCAGCACTTCAGCGCGCGACAATCTATTGGGTGAACTCAAACGCCTGCTCAAACGCGACACAGCGGACGTTGTGGACGTTGAGGCGCACGCCCTTTTGGAAGAGCTCGCAGCCCAGGCCCACCCTGGTGCCGCCCCCCCAATCGAGCCGAAGGAGTCCCATGATTCGTTGCATAGTGTTCCACACAAACAACCACCAGAAAATTCAAGCACCCCCAAAAACCCTAATGAAATCAATGAGTTAAGATCTGAGTCCGACTCAGATGTCCCCCACCCCTCTGAAAATGCCGTGGAACATCCTGTGGATAACTTTATGGAAACACCCCCCCTTGATGAAAGTGATGGGTTCCATAGATGACCCCGGCACAGAGTGAGGTATATCAGATTATTAGGGAGTATTGGGCTCGGTATTACTGTGCGCCGTCTTATCGGGATATAGCGAGGATAAGGGGTAAGAATGGGTTGGGTAATATTGGGAAGATTATTACGAGGCTGGAGAAGTTGGGTGCGGTGAAGAGGAGGAAGGGTAGTAGATCTGTTCGGCCTAGTGACTTGAGGTATAAGGATATATGATGGGGCATACAGAATGAAGTTAGATGAATTGTTGGAGGCTATGCCCGAGGATCAGTATTTGGAGTTCATGGAAAAGGTGAGGAGTTTCCGTGAGGCGGTGGAGAGGGAGAAGGCGCAAGAGAAGTTTATGGATTATGTGAAGATGATGTGGCCTGGCTTTGTTGCGGGTCGGCATCATGCTGTGATGGCGAAGAAGTTTGAGGCTATTGCTAGGGGAGAGAGTAAGCGGTTGATTATCAATATGGCTCCTAGGCATACGAAGAGTGAGTTTGCGAGTTATTTATTGCCGAGTTGGTTTTTGGGTAAGTTTCCCAATAAGAAGGTAATTCAGTGTTCGAATACTGCGGAATTGGCGGTTGGGTTTGGACGGAAGGTTAGGAACTTGGTGGGGAGTGAGCAGTATAAGACTGTGTTTCCTGAAGTGAATTTGAGGCAGGATAGTAAGGCGGCGGGTAGGTGGAGTACCAATAAGAATGGCGAATATTTTGCGATTGGTGTGGGTGGTACGGTAACGGGTAAGGGTGCGGATTTACTTATTATTGATGATCCGCATAGTGAGCAAGAGGCGGCGTTGGGTGATCCGAGTGTATTTGACCGGGTGTATGAGTGGTATACGTCTGGGCCTAGGCAGCGTTTGCAGCCTGGTGGAAGTATTGTTGTTGTGATGACGAGATGGTCAGAGAGGGATTTGACTGGTCGGATTATCAAGGATGCGTTGGGTAGGGATAAGGGGGAAGAGTGGGAGGTGATTGAGTTGCCTGCCATTATGCCGAGTGGGAATCCGTTGTGGCCAGAGTTTTGGAGTTTGAGTGAGTTGTCGGCGTTGAGGGAAGAGTTGCCACCGATGAAGTGGAATGCTCAGTACCAGCAGCAACCTACAGGTGAAGAGGGTGCGTTGGTGAAGAGGGATTGGTGGAAGGTATGGGAGAGTGATACGCCTCCTCCATGTGAGTTTATTATTCAGAGTTGGGATACTGCGTTTACGAAGAATGAGAGGAGTGACTATTCTGCGTGTACGACTTGGGGGATATTTAATTTGAACGAGGATCCTAATAATAAGAACATTATTTTGTTGGATGCGTTTAAGAAGAGGATGGAGTTTCCTGAGTTAAAGCAGACGGCATATGAGTTTTATAAAGAGTGGCAACCTGATTCGTTTGTGATTGAGGCGAAGGCGGCGGGTAGTCCGTTGATCTTTGAATTGAGGCAGATGGGTATTGTGGTGACGGAATATACTCCGAGTAGGGGAAATGACAAGTTTGTGCGTTTGAATAGCGTGACGGATTTGTTCAAGTCGGGTAAAGTATGGTGTCCTGACACTAGGTGGGCGAGCGAGGTGGTTGAGGAGATGGCAGCGTTTCCGAATGGGGATCACGATGACTTGGTGGACAGTTCTGTTCAGGCATTGATCAGATTCAGGCAAGGTGGATTCTTAAGGTTGCAGACGGATGAAGAAGATGAACCTAGGGATTTTCGTAGAAGACACGTTTATTATTAAGGACTGATATGGCTAACTCATATGATCCACAGGGCGATTCCGATTTTATAAAACAAAAAATATACGATAGATATGGGATATCGCCAGATCAAGTGCGTCCTTTGACGCCTACACAACAAAAAGGTTTGCCCAGTACTGTTGCAGGAGCTACTGCGTTAGAGGGAATAGGTCAGGCTAATTTTGATCCTAATACGGCTGGCATTACGGCTCAAGATGTTGCTGATAAAAAATTAACTAACAAATCATATTTGTTGTTGAATTCAAATCCTAAAGTTAATTTGCCAGAACAAGAAGTTGCTGGGCATGAGATGGAGCACGTTCTTGCCAATCAAGGCTTGACTCCTTATCACACAGGAATGAATGAGCAGTGGGATAAATTAATTGACAGTCAATTAAAAGATAACCAAAGAGGTGAGGTTGTTAAGAGATTGATTGAGCACGCACCGTATTTACAAAAGCATTGGGGACTTGATTCATCGTCAGTTAACTCTGGATATTTTTCACCTAATGTATTAAAGGATCCAGTTAACTATCACGGCAATTACTTGTATGAGCAGTTGGCTACTTTGTCTGCTTTGGAGCAGATGAATAAAAAGAAATTAACTGATGATCCGTATGTAAGAAACAATATTTTAACGACACGAGATCAAAGAGAAACATACAATGCTCTTACTGGCTTGCGTCAATCAAGACTAGATCCACGAGACTTAGCGCCTTACACTAGGTATGAGGAAAAGAGTGACCCATCGACACTAACTAAAATAAAAAATGCGTTGGGTTTTTCAAAAGGTGGATCAATTGATAAGCCAGTAGAAGGCAATTCAAAATTAATTTAAGGAATATTTATGTCAAGCATTGATAAAGCACTATACCAAGCGCCTCAAGGGATTGAGAGTTTGACGGACGAGCCAGATATTGAGATTGAAATCGTTAACCCAGAGGGGGTAAAGATTGGCATGGATGGTGTGGAGATTGACCTGGAGCCCCAAGAGGATCATGGTGGGGAGAGTTTTGAATCCAATTTGGCTGAGTACATGAGTGAAAACGAGCTGATGAGTATTGGCTCGGATTTGGTTTCCGATGTTGAGGGAGATATCAATTCTAGGAAAGACTGGGTTGAGATGTTGGTCAAGGGCTTAGAAGTTCTTGGCATGAAGTATGAGGAGAGGACTGAGCCTTGGAATGGAGCGTGTGGTGTTTTCTCTACAGTACTGACTGAAGCTGCGGTGAGGTTTCAGAGTGAGACGATCATTGAGACGTTTCCAGCTCAAGGGCCTGTAAAGACTCAAATCATTGGTGCGATTGATAAGCTGAAGGAAGATGCAGCTGATCGAGTTGCTGAGGACATGAATTATGAGTTGACGGATGGAATGCCTGAGTACCGTCCTGAGCATGAGAGGATGTTGTTTAACTTGGGGTTGGCTGGTAGTGCTTTTAAGAAAGTTTACTTTGATCCGTCTCTAGGAAGACAGACCAGTATCTTTGTGCCAGCGGAAGAGGTGATTATTCCTTATGGCTCTAGCGGAGCTAGGACTGCTGAGCGTGTGACTCACATTATGAGGAAGACCAAGAATGATTTGCGTAAGTTGCAGGTCGCTGGTTTTTATAGAGACATAGAGTTGGGGGAGCCAGTACAGACATATACGGATGTAGAAAAAAAGAAGGCTGAGGAGCAAGGGTACTCTGTGACTGATGATGACAGATATCAGTTGATGGAGGTGCAGGTTGATATAGATTTACCGGGATATGAAGATGAAGATGGCATAGCTAGACCATACATTATTACGATTGATAGAGGTACAAACAATGTTTTATCTATTTACAGAAATTGGAAAGAAGGCGATGAGCTTATGCTCAAGCGTCAGCACTTTGTTCAATATGATTATGTACCTGGCTTTGGTGCTTACGGTTTTGGGTTCATACATCTTATTGGTGGTTATGCTCGTGCAGGGACGTCCCTTATTCGACAGCTTATTGATGCCGGGACATTAAGCAATTTACCTGGTGGATTGAAGTCTAGGGGCTTGAGGGTTAAGGGAGATGACACTCCGATTGCTCCTGGAGAGTTCAGAGATGTTGATGTTCCGAGTGGAAGCATCAAAGACAACATTATGGCGTTGCCATATAAGGAGCCAAGTCAAGTATTGGCTGGTTTGTTGGATAAGATTACCGATGAAGGTAGACGTTTAGGCTCTGTAGCAGACATGAATGTGTCTGATATGAGTGCAAATGCGCCAGTTGGTACGACTTTGGCGTTGCTTGAGAGGCAGTTGAAGACGATGAGTGCGGTGCAAGCCCGTGTTCATTATTCAATGAAGCAAGAGTTTAAGATTCTGAAGGAGATTATTCGTGATAATACGCCTAAAGATTACCAATATGACCCTGCTACATCGAACAAAAAGGCCAAACAGAGCGACTATGACCTGGTAGAAGTGATACCTGTTAGCGATCCTAACAGTTCTACGATGGCTCAGAGGATTATGCAGTACCAAGCAGTGATTCAATTGAGTCAATCTGCCCCACAAATCTACAATTTACCCATGTTGCATCGTCAAATGATTGAGGTTTTGGGGGTAAAGAACGCAGATAAGCTCGTTCCGACCGAGGATGACGAGGTTCCACTTGATCCTATCAGCGAAAACATGGGATTTTTGAACGGAAAGCCCACAAAAGCGTTCATTTTCCAAGATCAAGACGCTCATATTGCGGCTCATACTGCATTTATTAAGGATCCGATGATTGCTCAGCAGATTGGGCAGAATCCGATGGGTCAAAAGATCATGGCCGCAGCGCAAGCCCACATTTCTGAGCACTTGGCGTTCTCATATCGCAAGAAAATTGAGGAGCAGTTGGGTGTACCGTTGCCTCCACCTGGAAAAGAGATGGATCCTCAGTTTGAGGTGCAGTTAAGTCAGTTGGTTGCCAAGGCGGCCACACAATTAATGCAGAGTAATATGGCGCAAGCTCAACAACAACAGGCACAACAACAAGCTATGGATCCATTGGTACAGATGCAACAACAAGAGTTGCAGATTAAAGCTCAAGATGTTCAGAGAAAGGCTGCGAAGGACCAGGCAGACAATCAAATTGCAGCGGCTAAGTTGCAGTTGGATGCTCAGAGGATCCAAGCAGAGAACATGAGAGAGCAAAACAGATTGGCATCTTCTAATATGCAAAATGAACAGAAGATCAAAGCCGATGTGATTATGAAACTCAAGGAAAGGAATAATCGCAATGCATAACAGTTGGCATAGTGACTTAAAATTCTTTTCAACAGAAGAGTGTGCGCTATTGGCTAAAGCATTTGACGATCATGGTGACTATTTGTATGAAGATGGTCAGCCGTTTTATAAAAATAGCTATGGCGCTTTTAATTTACCTGCCTCATTGCAATTCACCGATAGGATTGCAGCGAATTTAAAAAAGAAATATCCACGGATTAAGTTTGCCAATAGTTACATGAGGTCTTATGGTCGAGGTAGTTATCTCAAGCCACATACAGATAGAAAGGGTTTGGATATTTCTGTCAGCATTTGTATTGAGGATAAGAATAATTTAGATTGGCCGTTGTGTATCAGTGCTAAAAAGTATTTCAAAGATGATTGGGATTTGAGTACTGATATAAAACCATATGAAGAAAACTATTTAGAAGCTCATATGGGTGTTGGGTATGGAGCGCTGATGTTAGGCCGTACATATCCTCATTGGCGTGAAGAGTTATTGTGCGGTGAAAAACAAAGAGCGCTTTATATTTTCTATCACTTCACTCTTGAGGAAGAGGATCAAGTGGTATTGAAGATTGATTATCCTGACTTGGTTTTGTATAGAGATTTTATTTACAAAACAGAGGCAGAAGAGTTGATCAACTTGGCAAAGAATAGATTGGAAAAATCTAAAGTTGTTGATGCCAATGATGGTGGATATATTTTGAGCGATACAAGAACGAGCTCAGTTGCATATTTTCAAAGAGGTGAAACACCTTTGATATCTAAGATAGAAGAAAAGATTGCGGCTTTGACTGGCACTGATATTGATCAAGGCGAAGGCTTACAAGTATTGAAGTATGAAGTTGGACAAGAGTTCAAGCCACACTACGATTACTTTCCTGATATTGGAAAGCCTTATGAGCAAAAAGATAAGGGTGGCCAAAGAATGATAACGGCTTTACTTTATTTGCACGAGCCAAGCTCTGGTGGTGAAACGACTTTCCCTGAAGCTGGCATAACAGTCAAGAGTGTTGTTGGTAACTTGTTGACATTTAAGTATGAAGACTTGAGCGTTGATACAAAGACATTGCATTGTGGTATGCCTGTTCTTGAAGGTGAAAAGTGGGTTGCCACTAAATGGATTAGAAAAGAAACATTCAAATAGGGGTTTGATTTGAGAAAAGTTTTAATTGCTACAGCGATGAGGTTTGGTGATTCACTTCATGCATTGCCTATTGCATCATGGCTGGCAAAGAATAAAGACGTACATATTGATTGGATCTATCACCACAACATGGCTGGCTATTGTCAACCGCTAGTTGACATATTGAATGCATCATCATTCATTAATGCAGTTGGAAGTTATGACCACGACAAGATATCAAATTGGAAAGGTAAAGGAGTTATGGGATGTTGGCGTCCTTATAACTTGATTGTTGATGAGCTGAGTGAACGCTACAACAATTTTTATGATGAAATTTATTGTTTTGGCTATAGCAAAGAAGCTTATGAAACACGCAGATTAGGATTTTTCTCTGAACATTTTGCGGAAGAACATAAGCTTGGAGTTGATTACTACTACAAGTTAGAGTATGGAAACCCTGATCAAACCTATGCCCAGTATCCCGTCAAGATCGACAAAATGTATTCACCAGTATTGAAGGAAGTTGGCGCAGTTGAGCTAACAGAAAAAGATGGAATCATTAAAAATTTACAGTATGCAGCTGGTGCAAAAGAAGTTATTACCACTAGAACAGGGGCAGCGATTGCTTTAAGTCTAGCGAGGATACCTTTCAAGATTCGTTTCTTGGATAGTGATTACGATTGGTACTTAAACATCTGTCATCAAATTACTGGTGGCGTACAAAGGATTTAACATGGACGAAAGAATATTTGATTTTATTAATAACAAGATTGACGATAGAGTCGTTCTTGTATCGAACTCTCTATGCGATGGCGCAGCTAAAGACTATGCCGAATATAGAGCGATGTGCGGAGTTATTCAGGGTCTACGATCCGCACAGTTAGAAATCAAAGACCTTGCACGCAAAATGAAAGTGGATGAAGACGATGAGTGAAATTTTAATCAGTCAAGACGGTAATACCGCAACGGCACTACCTGAAACTGCGGAGGAAAAGGCTAGACAAATACCTGATCCTCAGACCTTCCATATTCTCACAGTCTTACCAGAGATTGATGAAGAGTATGAAAGCGGATTACTTAAGGCTGGTACGACCATGCACTATGAAGAAGTGTTGTCTCCAGTATTGTTTGTAATCAAACTCGGCCCTGATGCATATAAAGATGCAGCAAGGTTTCCAAACGGCCCCAGTTGCAAGACAGGGGATTTTGTAATTGTGCGCCCTAACACGGGTACTAGGATCAAGATTCACGGTAAAGAATTTAGGCTCATCAAGGATGACCAAGTTGAAGCCGTAGTTCAAGATCCTCGCGGCATTAGTCGTGCTGCTTAAGGAGAATGTATGGATACAAAAGAGTTTAAGTTTCCTGATGAGGAGAATGCGGTAGAGGAAAAAATTGAGGTCGAAATTGAGGACGAACCCGAAATTGAGATCATTGATGACCGCACCAAAGAGGAAAAAAAGGTTGAGAAGTTTGTCTTTAAGCCCAAAGAGGTGACTGAAGATGAGCTATCTGAGTACAGTGATAAGGTCAAAAAGCGAATGGGTGAGCTCCAAAAGGGCTATCACGATGAGCGCAGAAGGGCTGAATTGGCTCAAAAAGAGAAAGAAGATGCAATTAAATTTGCTCGATCTATTGCTGAAGAGAACAAAAAGCTCAAAGGATCTTTGAGTGTTGGTCAACAAGCTTTGTTGGAACAGGCTAAAAAAGTCGTGTCAAATGAGGTGGAAGAGGCTAAACGCAAGTACAAAGAAGCCTATGAGTTGGGAAATACTGACGCTGTGGTTGAGGCGCAGGACGCTCTTACGAGTGCCAAAATCAAGTTGGAACGTGTAAATAATTTCAAGCCCCCTGTACAGGAGCCTGAAAATGAGGTACAAATACAACCTGAACAACCTGCGGTCGATCAAAAGGCCGCTGCTTGGAAACAGGATAACCCCTGGTTTGGCGAAGATGATGAGATGACCAGTTTTGCACTGGGCTATCATTCTAAGTTGGTCAAACAAGGAGTTGATCCTAGATCCGATGAATACTACGAGAAGTTAAATTCTCGCTTACGCAGTGTGTTTCCTGAGTCATTCGAACAGGAGACATACGAAGAGCCCGTTAGGGAACAGCGTAAAACTAAATCGAATGTGGTTGCGCCTGCGACTCGGAGCACTGCTCCTAAAAAAGTCACACTTACTACACGGCAAGTTGCTCTTGCTAAGAAGCTAGGTGTCCCGCTGGATGTGTACGCACGTTCAGTAGTTGAATCAATGAGGAATAATTAATATGTCAGAACAAAACCGTAAACCAAGAGAGACTGAAACACGGGAAGTTCAAAGCTACCGCCCACAATCGTGGAGGCCGCCAGAAGTTCTACCGATGCCAGACGCTAGACCCGGTTGGGTTCATCGATATGTTCGTATTAGCATGATGGGCGCATCTGACCCTGCTAATATTTCTTCCAAGTTTAGAGAGGGATATGAACCTGTTCGAGCAGAAGATTATCCTGAGTTGATGATGCACGCCACACAAGAAGGCCGATTCAAAGGCAATATTGAGGTTGGTGGATTATTGTTATGCCGTATTCCTGAAGAGTTTATCAAGCAAAGGGAGGATTATTACGCCTCTCAAGCCAAGGCTCAGATGGATTCAGTTGACAATACTTTCATGAGAAACAATGATCCTCGTATGCCTCTTTTCAAAGAGAGACGTAGCGAGACAACAATCGGTCGATAATTTTTTAGGAGTCCTTAAATGGCTTATCCAACAGTCTCTGCCCCTTATGGGCTAAAGCCTGTTAACCTGATTGGTGGTCGTGTTTATTCTGGTTCTACCAGAATGTTCCCCATCGTGAATGGTTACAGCACATCCCTCTTCAACGGTGACGTTGTTGACTTGGGAACAGGCAACAACATTGGTTGCTTGGTAACTACTGGTCTTACATATAGCAGCACATCAGCTTCCAATGGAACAATTGGTGTGTTTGTTGGTTGTGAGTACTCTACAACTGGCGGCCCGATTTACGGCAAAAACCGTTATCAATTCTGGCAAGCTAGTACAACAGCTCCCGATGCTATCGGTTATGTAGTTGATGATCCTCAAGCTGTGTTCAAAGCAGCCGTTGTTAACGGTGGCTCTGCACAAAGCACAACGATCCTTTACGCTAACCAAGCTTTCGTGGGTGGCAATGGGTTCTACTCTGGTGCAGGCGGTTCAACTACTACTGGCGATTCTGCTGGCGGTATTGCATTGTCAGCTTCAGCTACAACCACTTCTGCCGTGACTCCAGCTACTGGTGGTGCTCCCTTCCGTATCGTTGGCGTAGTGCCTGATACAGCAGTAAGCGTGGTACAAGCAGCTACTTCAAGCTCTACGACAATCACATTGTCTGCTTCTAATAGCGCTATTTACCCCGGAATGGCTATCTCTGGCCCCGGCATCAACGCAGGTTCTAACACCTATGTAACTACGGTAAACGGTACAACAGTGACCATCAACAGAGCAGTAAGCTCTGCTCAGTCATCTGCTGTTAACTTTACATTCACTGGCTATCCCGAAGTATTGGTGACTTGGAACTTTGGTTTCCACAGTTACTTCAATGCTACTGGCGTTTAATTAAGGAGCTAACAAATG